CCACCAATGTAGAAAGAATCAGAAGGATCAAACTCTCTGAATGTCGCCGGAACTTTAGACGTGTTGTCCCCGTTGACATTAGAAATATCGTGTTTGGCAACCACAGCCAAGCCCACATCTCCAACTTTTGGATCACAGACGATAGCGGCAGTACCATGCTGCAGTCGAAAGTACGGCAGTTTAGGAATCGTTGTCACTTCAATCCCTTGAGCCTGTACATTCATAGGCTTTAGCAAGGGCTTGGCCGTAACGTAACCGGCGCCGGCTTCTGTGCCTGCCCTCTGGACTGCCGTTACTGTGACCGGAAATGCCGTATAAACCGTCTTAGAAAGGATCGACTTTACGAAAAACTCAAGGGCATTTATGGGACTGGAGCCTGCAAAATCATCATAGTTTGCACTGAATTCCTGATTACTCATCGACCTCACCACCTCGGATAGATTGCTGTAATGCTCGTTTTCCACGCCTGAGCACCAGGATCGTTTGCACTGAGCTCATGTCGAAGCCCCGTGATCTTCCAAGTTCCGGATGCTCTTGGGACTATCGTCTCTAATTTGAAATTTGCTCCGATCCGAAGATCCGGCCTAAAAAACGTCGTAACGTTGATACCGTTATTGGAGAATGTCGGATAACCGATCATTCCATTCATTGCGTTAATCAAGGGAATAGACCCCTGAGTCTTCCGAATTCCGTGTTTTTCAACGAGCACTACCTTGTCATCGTCAAAAATCAGGTTGGCCCCC